TTTTTGAAAAATATAGGGTCTATAACAACATATAATATCAAATCATAATAATATGACCATCGTAGGTGAAATTCCTACTATTGATTTTACATTTTTTCTTATTTTTTTGCCTAATAAAATGGGTGTTTTAAATGAGAAAAGGTGTAAAAAAAGTTGCATTTAGTCAACATATTTATATTTAATACGATTTCCAATATGAGTTATAATATTAAAAGTGGTTGTTCCACTCGGTTTTGCAAACTCGGCCACACTCGTAAAACCCTTTTTTTTATCTCCAAAAATACGAACTTCATCGCCCAGTTTATCTCCGTGTTTTCCTTGTATAACAATTTGATCCATGCTTTCTAAGCCTAATATTTTTCGTTTTGTTCCGTTAACATTTACACTTAATTTTTCGTTTGCTTTCAGGGGCAATAAATCTGCATATCCAATTGGAATAATGGCAATAAGTTCTTTGCTATGTGCAATATATTTTCTGTCATATCCAACGCCAGAACCTTTTTCTATATATTTTAATTGTTGTATTGACGAAGTTAATGACATTGCTTGAGTTAGATTCTTATTATCTACTACTAATCCATAAAATCCGGCACCGCTTCTAACCATAGGAAAGTCTGAAACGTCATAATTAAGAATTCCATTTGTTGCGGCAATATGAAATAATTCTGGTTTAATATTTAAATCGTATAAGTCTTGTCTTAACTTTCTAAAAAGTTTTAGCTGTTTAATAGTTGGATTATTATTTTTTGTTTCAGCACAACATAAATGAGACATTACTCCGACTAATTTAAATTTTTTGTCGTTTACGATTTGTTTCGCGGCATCAGTTGCTTTTTCGTAGGATATTCCGTTACGATCAATTCCTGTATCTACGAATAAGTGAATCTTTGCTTTTGCATTTTTTGGAAGAGACTTTGAAATAATTGGTATATGTTTGTCGTCAAAAATACCAATATCAATATTTTCAGCAACAGCCTTTTTTACTTGATCGCTATTAATATCATACAACCATCCTAAAATTTTTCCGCGGTCTCCGCTATTTCTGAGAAGAAGCGCTTCTCCTAAAGTTGCAACTCCAATATATTTTACACCTAGTTTTCTACAAATTCTCGCAATTTCAACAATTCCGTGCCCATAAGCGTTTGCCTTTAAAACTGGCATCACGTCTGCGCCACTTTTTTTCTTTAAATATGCCAGATTATGTTTTAACGCGTTTATGCTTATTTCAGCATTTATATTTTTAAAATCATCCGGAATTTGATTAGAGTATTTTTTATATTTAAAAGTTCTATTTTTTTTTGAATGGTTTCTTTTTTTTGTATACATTTCTATAGTATTATGCAATAAAATAATATTATTATTTTGGTTCCACCTTTAGAAAAGGTGGAGCCAAATCATTATGATAGTTTTTTATTTTGGATCCACCTTTTCTAAGGGTGGATTAGAGGTCTTCATTAAAGTAGACTTTTCTAAATTTTTGCATGTATGCATCTTTCAATATATGTGTTTTCAAATAATGTGCGTTTATTTTATCTTCGAGCATATGAACAATAAAGTACAAACCATAAATTCCACACTCAGTATTTCCATATTGGTGTTCAACTGGATGATTTTGATCAAATTCAAAATCAATTCGAGGTTTCAACGACTTTCCTTGTTCTATAACACCATCTACAAAATGCTTAATTCTTTTAGGTATAGCGTCTCCGGCGCTATCAAAATAAAAAATTTTTTTACGTTTAATATTAATAAATAAACTCACCCAATGACTTCCACCCAAATAATGAGGATCGGTATTAAAAATTACTCCTATTTTTGTTTTACCATTTACTATTTGATCTTTCAAATTAAAATTGCAAAGTTCATTCCATACACACTCACCATACATTTTTTTTGCGTCATAGTCAATAGGAGAAGGACCAATAAACTCAAAACATTTATACGCCTTTTCGTATTGTTTCATTACGTCTAATATATCTACACTAGAAAGCCATTCATTTGGTTTTTTTTTCCACTCATTTGGAGATTTTGGAGCAAAAGCATCCTGAAGTTCCTTTTTTACTTTTTGATTACCAATAAAATTTTGTTTTAACCAGCACGACTCTTTATTGCAAACACTTCCCATATAGTTTTTCAAAGACGTCCATATTTCTTTTGGCTCGTTTGTTTTTATTACGGCGTCTGGATGTCTCATATTCCATAAGTCTCTCAATTTATACAGATCCGCGCTTGAAAAGCAACTAAAATCGTTATTTGTTTTTTTACGCAAAGGACTACATCTTAGTTGTTTCATTCCAATATTTTTCAAAGAATTAATATTTTGTTTCATCATTTTACTTCCTCCTCGGGTTACTTTCCTTTTTTTTGTCATTTTTGCATTTTTAAATGATGGCGCATCCTTTCGTTTATTTTTCCTTAATGTTTTCATATATTTTTCGTCTTAATATTAAAGAATATTTTCTTTTTTCTTTTTTTTTACAATTCCTTTACTCTTGAGTAACGGATCAGCTAAATCAACTTCTTTTTGCTTGGGTATAACTTGCGGCTGATTATTTTTTAACATTTTTTTTTTTACAAATTTATCTAAGGGATTTACCATTTTTATACTCCGCATCAGCAACTTATCTGCGCTATGTTGGTCATGGTGTGACACATCTTCATTGATAATTGGAATAAGATCAAAATCGCAGTCTTTATATTCTTCTTGTAAAATATCATTATTGTCTAGAGATTTGAAATAGTGAATACATATTTTAATATAATTATCAAACGCATACTTTACGTCCGTTAAAATTTCTGGTTCATGAACGCTTGGTTTAGATAAAAGATCTCGTGTTAAGTCAACAATTCTTTTTTTATAAAATTTTTTATCTTGTTTATCTATATTTTTACTTATTTTGTTTTGAAGAAGTCTATTATAATGCTCTTTATTGATTAAACAATCTAATGTGATTTGATTTATTAAATTATCACACATTTATATTTATATTTGTGATAATTATTTATGAAAGGAATACTAATTGCAAGAATCGTTTTTTATATTTTTAACGTCGGCTCTTGTAGAATTTAAAAAAACACCGGTCGCTAAATTTTCAGGATTTGGGTTAAATGGTTCAAATTTTTCTTTATAAAATAGACCAGAAAATGGTTGATGGTAAGGCTGACTAGCCGCAAAATGATTTTGATAAAGATCGCTATTAGTACCAGGAACATACACAGACTGACTACATTTTTGCAAAGCAAAAATTTGATTTCTTAATTCAGATTCGACATTTACATTTGAAGAATATCCAGACCAGGGAGCTTTATCATTTCCCGGGTTGAAAATGGCGCACGTATTGTAGTTGGGGTAATGAACAGCTTTTATAGAATTTTCTTTTCTTGGATCTACAATTGGCAATAACGAGTATTTAGTGGGGACTGATCTCGGAGAAAAATAAGGCTGGAGAATTTGAGAAGGAATATTTCTATCATAGACTCTAGTATTTGTTTCATTTCTAATTACAGCTGAAAGAAAGTTATCGCAATTTTGTTCAGTCATTAATATAGAATGACAATAAAATTTATATCGATTTTACTTTTATTAAAGGGTATTCAAAATTGATATAAAGGAAAACTGCAATAATTTAAGTAACGAAAATATGTGCGGAATATTTGCGCTTTTAAATGAAACAAATTTTGTTAAAATAACAAGTGAATTTATTGAAGAACAATTTGAAAAAGGAAAAAATAGAGGACCTGAATTTTCTAAACTAGAAAGCGGAGGCATTAATGTGAAGCTTGGTTTTCATAGACTTGCAATAAATGGAATAAACGACAAATCAAATCAACCTATAACCATTGGAAACGTTACACTCATTTGTAATGGTGAAATTTATAACTATAAAGAGTTATACTCTCTTATGAAGGTAGCACCCGAAACCGATTCTGATTGCGAAGTAATTATTCATTTATATTTGAAATATGGAATCGAACATACTTTGCAAATGCTTGATGGTGTATTCGCATTTGTTCTTTGCGATAATACAAATGTTTCATGCGATGGTATAAACATGTTATCAAATAAAGTATATATTGCGCGCGATCCATACGGAGTAAGACCATTATACGTTTTGAGACATTTGACAAATGAAAATAAACTTTATGGGTTTGCTTCTGAAATAAAATGTTTATCAGAATTTCAGGCAAGAGATGAAACGTACATAGTTGAACACTTTCATCCGGGAACATACTCTTTTTATGAATTACCTCCTACTTCGATGGCTAATTGGATTTGTACAAAAGAATACGAGTCTTACCATTCTACAGGGTTTAATAGTATTATTATTTCTCAAGTTGTTCCTTGTGAAATCGGAAGTTTTATAGGCATAAAAAATTTTCTTATGCAGGCCGTCGAAAAAAGATGTATTACGACAGAAAGACCGGTTGCATGCTTGCTGTCAGGTGGATTAGATAGCAGTATTATTACAGCTTTAGTAAATGAATTTCGCCAAAAGTCAAATCCTGGGTGCGATCCTCTAGAAACGTATAGTATAGGTCTTGAAGGATCAGAAGATTTGAAATATGCAAAGATAGTTGCAGATTATCTGGGAACAAAACACACAGAAATTATTTTAACCGAGCAGGATTTTTTAGATGCAATTCCTGAAGTAATTTACGCAATTGAAAGTTATGATACAACATCTGTTAGAGCGAGCATTGGCAACTATTTGCTTGGAAAATATATTTCCGAGAATAGTAATGCCAAAGTTATATTTAATGGAGACGGATCCGATGAATTGTGCGGAGGTTATTTATACATGCACAAGTGTCCAGATGCCATAGAATTTGATCGCGAGTCAAGAAGACTTTTAAAAGATATTCATAAATTCGATGTTTTACGTTCAGATAAATGTATCTCATCACACGGACTGGAACCTCGAACACCATTTTTAGATCGATCGTTTGTTCAGTATTATTTATCAATTGACCCGCGGCTGCGTTATCACCCCGGAAATTCTGGACAATGTGAAAAATATTTGTTAAGAATGGCTTTTTCTGAAAAATTTTTTAAAAATTCTGAGGGAAAGTCCCTTTTGCCAGATTCAATTCTTTGGAGACGTAAAGAAGCTTTTAGCGATGGTGTCAGCAAAACATCAAGGTCTCTTTATCAAATTATAGAAGACTACGTCGATACTTTTCCTGAGATTAACGTTTCTCAAAAAGGCATTGAGCCTGTTACAAAAGAACAAAAATATTACAAGTCTATTTTCGAAAAATATTATCCAAACTCTTTTACAATTATTCCATATTATTGGATGCCAAAATACGTAAATGCCACGGATGCCAGTGCAAGAACCCTTGCTCTATACAAAGAATCTGCTGGAACTGAAAAAAAGGCACTAAGTGAATAATTTTCTATTGTAAATGTATGGCATCAAAAAACATTTTTTACGATATACAATATAAAGGATTTACAATTGTATCAGCAGTTGTTTTAATTCTCTACATCGCATCAATATTTGGTCTATCTATAAGTAAGCCTGAATACATTACCACATTAAATAGTTTCATAAAAATATACATATGCCTTTATTTAATATATCGTTTCAATCCTTTGTGGAAAAAAGTAGATTTTAGTGATTTAGATAGGAAAATAGTATTTAGAGCAGGCTTGTTTATTCTGACAACAACTGCTATTAATACTGCTACAATGTATTATCTAAACAAAGCCAAGACTAAGTTGTCTGCTCTTAATGTTTTTTGAAAGTTTTATTTCGACTTCCAGTAGTTATTCTTCTTTTATGCGTAGCGCAATTTTTCTGGGGATCTGAATCTTTCCAATGTTTATTGAAAAATGCCTGTAAATGACACATTATTTTTTTTGTAATAATTTTATCGATTTCATACTCTTTATTTGATTTTTCAATATAAGTGTATGAATATTGTTCCATGTGTTTCATAATATATCTTTTGAATAATTGTACATTTGTAACTATTTTTTTTGAAAAGTCGGAAAGTAAAAAGCGTTCTATCATAGTTTCAAAAGGTAAATTATATACATAAGGATTAACCTTTATGTAATATATATTTTTTCCACTCATTTCAGGATATAAAACATCGTCAAGAAAACATATTTCAGTATTTGCGGGAAGTTTGGAGCAGTTCAATAAATCATGAATTGTTTTTTCATGACTTGTTCTACAAGTTTCACAGCGTTTTCCATTAACTTTAAACGCTCCTATAGTTTGATCAAATACACTATAATTTATTTTTGATTCAAAATATTTTCGTATGTAATTTACCCATTCTTTTGCGCCTTGATTATTTGTATAAATTAAAACGGAGTTGCATATTTTCATTTGTTTTTTGTATTTTAAATAATTCATAAGAGAAAGAATATTGGGTCGTATAAATTCGCCAAATAAATCTAACGTTTCATTAAAATCATATTGGGTTATTTTGTAATTTATTTTTTCAATTTTTGTATATTCAATCAAGGAGTCCCAAAAAAGACCAAGCTCTGTAAAATAACCAAGAGTTTCATCTAAATCAAATACTACTATTTTAATCGGCTTCATTTTGTGTTATATTATATTTTTATTAAAAGTAGAGCAAACAAATTTATTTTATGTCTCTATTATAACAATTAATTATTTATGAATTATAAAATAACTGACGCTGATTATAAAAATATATTACATTTTTATAATAAACCTATTCCTTTAAAAAAGTCTGATCTAAAAAATAATGCTGAAGATATTTTAGCGTTAAAATTATGTGGCTGTATAAAAAAGGTAAATCTTCAGCTTAAACAAAAATCTGAACCTAGAGCGATTGGCATTTGTACAAGGAGCATATTTAAAAATAAAGGTTTAACTAGAGGAAAATTTAAATGTTTAAGAAAGAGATTTGTTTCGTTTAAAAAAACGCAAAAAAAAATTATTTTTGGAAAAAGAAAAACCATAAGGCGAAAATAAAAATAAAAAGTATCATAATATAGTAGATGTATCCATATTACGATATTATTATTATTGGTGGAGGTATTTCTGGTCTTTATAGTGCATACCAAATAAAAAAAATTGCACCAAAAACTTCTATTCTGGTTTTAGAGAGAGATAAAAGGTCTTGGTTGGGTGGACGAATGAATAATAAAGATTTTTATGGAGTTTCAGTGGCTAGTGGAGCTGGAGTTGGGCGTAAAAATAAAGATTTTTTGCTCATGGATTTGTGCAAGAAATTAAAAATAAAATATACTGAGTTTCCTGTTACAAAAAACTATGCAAAAACATTTCATCCGGTAGATATTGGAAAAATAATGAACCATTTGAAACACGAATTTACAAAAGAAAAAGATTCTCAGAAAACTTTTAAACAATTTGCTCTGCCTATTTTGGGAAAAGACGTATATAACAGATTACTTATTTCTTCCGCATATACTGACTACGAAAATGAAGACGCCTATGAAACTTTATATTATTACGGATTTGACGATAACTATAAAGCATGGACTGCATTGAATATACCTTGGCATAATTTAGTCGAGACCTTGGCTGAAAAAATTGGTAAAGAAAATATTAAAACCTCTTCTAATGTTGTTGCCATACATAAACTAGACGAATGCAAATGCGGATTTTTAGTTACACTTGAAAATGGAAAAAAATATTCTTGTTTGAAAACGATTATTGCAACAACTATTAGTAGTGTAAAAAAATTAGTTCCCGGAGCTGATAATCCACAAAGTATTTATCAACAAATACATGGTCAAGTTTTTTTACGAGTATACGGAAAGTTTTCTAAAAATTCTGTTGCTGTAATGAAATCTGCAGTTCCTGGGCAAATAATAGTTCCCGGCGTTTTGCATCGTATTATTCCTATGAATCCGGAAAAGGGAGTTTATATGATTGCATATACAGATAATGAAGGTGCTAAAAAACTGAAAGATAATTTAGAAAATACAAAAGAAAATAGAGATTTTTTTTGCAGATTATTAGAAAAGTCACTCAGTCTCGCAGAAAATTCGCTTCATTTAATATCAATTTTGGATTTTTATTGGCCAATCGGTACTCATTATTATGAGCCATTGCGAGGTCCCTATAAAAACAGAGAACAATTTATAAAAGTAGCGCAATATCCGATGCCGGGTATGTTAGTTGTGGGAGAGATGATTAGTCGTAAACAAGGTTGGACTGAAGGTGCGTTAGAAAGTGTAAATGCGGTAGTGACAAAACAATGGATAGATTGGGCCTGTACAACCTTTTGAAAAGATTGTAGAAAATTTTAATATTTATATAATATAAATGCACCACTATATAAACAAAGAGGTAAAAGTTCATCCTAATGGAACAAAAGTTGTGCGTAAAGTACATATTAAGGGAGGAAAGGGCGTAAAAAGTGTTTCCCATTACAAAAGAGGAAAACACATGTTTACTGCAAAAAAAAATCTTACTGGTGGAGAAGTTTCCATGATAAAACTTGGAAAGTTCATTCCCGGCTTGTTTAAAGACTGCGGATGTGGCAAAACAAAAAAGCACAGAAAATAAATTTCTACCTTTTTTAAAGGGGTTTTGGCTCTACCTTTTCTAAAGGTAGATTTTCTAAAGGGGTTTTGGCTCTACCTTTTCTAAAGGTAGATTTTCTAAAGGGGTTTTGGCTCTACCTTTTCTAAAGGTAGACTTTCT